TAGGTAGTATTGCTCTGAATGCTGAAATCTGACCAGCTATCATAAGGATGTATTTGGCTTCCATTTTGAACCGGATCTCCGGAATTCGACGGATCCACGTAAACTACGTTTTGAGAAACGGCTGTTAAAGATTTGAATATAAGTAAATAGATCAGCTTTTTCATATTTTTTATTTAAGTGTCTTCTGAAAAAAAGTTTGTCAAAAATTTACCTATAACGCCAACAATCAGCGACGCAAGTGCAAGCCATTGATAGCTTTGCATAATGCCATAGCTGGTTATTAAGGTGCTTGCGCCCAATAAAGCGTCCCCGAGTTTTCGCCATTTTTTTGGCGTCGGTAAATAATAATTTTTCATTGTGGTTTTCATTTTGAGTGTTCTAATTCATCAAGTCTGACGTCGATTGATTTATGTTTTATCTCGCAAAGCTTGTTGAATGATTTTAACTCTTGCTTTTGAAGCTCTACGACGAGCTTTAAATCATTAACTGTGAACTTCAGATCATCTATTGCCTTTACAAATGTTTTTAAAAAGAATCCTATCAAACCGATAAGCAATAAAATGACAGTGCCTGCTACAGAAAAAATAAGCATCACTATATTAATCTCATTCATCATACTTTTTTATTATGAAATTTTTTTAATACGAAAAACACCGCAATAATTATCATCAGCAAGATGCACCAATCAATCCATCTGTCCTTAAAGCTTTCTATTAATATCTGAGTAATAAATTTGTATAATCCAAGCGGATACCAGAGAATGAGGAGTAATAAGATTATTATGTAGGCGGGCAAATACAATTTGCCGAACCATTTATCCAGGATAGATGATGTTTTTGAATCTTTGGTCCCGAAATAGAACCACCCTTCTCCATTGAGCTGGTTGTAAAGCACATTGTAAACAGGGAAAAACCAGAACCCGCACCAGATTACATCGAATACAATGTTTTCGGCATTCAGGTTTAATGTGATCCCTGATGCTATCACAAAAATAATCCACAGCAATCGGATTGTGCCTCCGGTTCTGTGAACGAGTCTGTTGAAATACTTATCCCGGCATGTAGCCATGGCAAAAGCCCAGGCATTGTAAAATGCCAGGGCTAATCCGAACAATCCGGTAAAAATCAGCAACAGTATTTGCATGACTTACTCCACGGAGTAATCTGCTGTTGCGGCAGCATTTGGATAGTTGATCATCAACACCCCGGCTTCAAGCGCGTTATACTCTGGCTGAGTGGTAATGATTATTTTACTTGCATCCAGAGGCTGACTGCCAGGCGGAGGCATCATTTTGCTGTTTACATACAATACGCCTTCATGAATGAAAGTGTGTTGTTTCGGGACGTCGTTGACATCAACCTGCGAAATTTTTGGACATTGTTCTTTGCTCATGTTTATTAAATTTAAATGATATTATGGTAATTGAAAATAGAGATATCCGCCAAACATAGTTGTTGCCGGATTGGTTGCCCAATTTGGGCAAACCATTTTAATTTCTATGTAATCTCCTGGGTTAATTTCCAAATTCATATTTGTATTACTAAAAATCCTTTCATTATTGGATAATCCAACCGTTGCAATTAGATAATCGGTTGTATCATTATGGCGAACATATAAGCTTATATCCTCATTCGTGCCTGGTGTTGCTGCAAAATAGACAATTTCTGCAATTTTTAAAGTGCATATTTTTCTGATATATATTTTTCTTATTCTAGCAAAAGCTGTGGGCGATAAAGGAATAACTCCAAAAAAATAATTAGTTAAATCTGTTGGACTAAATGAGGCTGCTAAGACATAAATCGCAAACCCCCTCTCCGCAGCTGCATGGCTATGGCTACTGATTTCTCCGATAAGTTTTGCTTCAATCTCCTCTTTCGTGATATCCGAATTTTTCTGAGCATTGCTCGGCGCATGTGCTTCCTGGCTGTGATCGTAAGCCATTTTGCCCCTGTCGCCGCGATATGCCGTAGTTTCGGTTTCGCCCAGGGAAAGTAAGGAGGGCTTGTTTAATATCAAAGCATCGCCCTCCACAGCGTTCCAGTCGGCATTAACATTTGCCTCAGCGTCAGCCGGTGCGTGTGCTTCCTGGCTATGAGTATATGCCTCTTCCAGATTCTCTCTTTCGTCGGCGGTCATTATTTTGGCATCAACAGCCTCCTTCATGTTCGCCATGTCAAAAGCATCAGCTTCGATTAAATCCGGATCATAAACGGATTTAAGCATATCTGCTGTTGGAATCCCGCCGCCACCGCCAGTCTCGGTTATAATTTGCTTTTTCGGAAATATTACTTCGATGGTCATGATTCTTCCTCCGGCTCTTCGTTCTTGATCTTGACATCCTTTATGGTAATGGTTTCGCTTACGGCAATTGAGGTTTGTATTCCGCCCTCAAGGTCTGCTTCGGTTTCGTAAACCGCAACCTCAAACTGAAGTTTCTTATTCGGGATCTCCGTCGTGAATGATTTCGGCAACCACATCCTGGCAAATGTTTCTTGCATGATAATCTCTTCGAATCCTGCAGCCACCGGATAAGAACCCTTTAAAAGAATGTTTTTATCAATATCCAGGACATAAACCTTCATACCTGCAAGCGATGTAGGATCGATAACAGTCCCGTCATCATCCTTTAAGATAAAATCAGCCGGAATATCCTCGCCGGTATATCTGATTGTGCTCATGTCCAGAATGTTTTTTTGTCAGTATTATCTCTGATGTGTGCCGCATTGGTCGAATCGTAGCTTGCCGAAGCAGCATAAGTAGAATAATCATCAATATTGTTGTGAAGATGATCCTTGAGTAAAGCAAGGTATCCATTACCAGTATCTCGCGCCTCCTGGTAAAGTTTCATAATCTCATCCGGCTTCATGGGTTTCTCATTCTGGTAATCGAATTGATCACCGGTATCAGATGAGTAAAATACGCCATTGTCGGTAATGGTCATTCCGAGCTGGTGAATACCACGATAAATAGCAAAATTAGCAACTGCCTTACGGATATAATCTATCGGTATATCATTGGCTTCATCAATATCTTTATTCAGGATCTGTTCCTTCAGTTCATCAAAATACGCCCTGCCGATAAGCGGAATGATGTGAAAATCCTCTGCCTGCTTGATAAATGGCTTTAGTTTAAGGAATACAAGCCGGCTGCCGCCGATTTTATATCCCTCTTCGAATTCAGCAGTCGTATTAATGAATGATTCCTTAAAAACAGTATAATTCTCTGATTCAGCAAAAAGAGGAAAAAGTTCAATATTGTTTTCAAGATATTCGAGTACCGAATCCAGCCCATTGAAGCCGTCAGCCTTGAACATCCTCCATAAGCTTTTTTCCTGGTACTTGAAAGGCGATTTATGCTGTTCATTTTCGCTTCTGTAAGCACCGCCATCTCCAATTTTGATGATTAAAATTGGGAATCCCCGGTAATAAGCCAGGTTTATCAGAGATTTTTGCACCAGCGCCAGAAGATCATCCAGCCTTTCCTCGGCTTCTACATGGTTTTCGTAATATTCAACCAGCTCATCATACTGTTCCTGCCCCAGCAGTTTCAGAATGTATTCCCGTTCTGCTGTCTCGATGTAAGGCTTTATGGTATTATAGTTTGTCGAAACATTCACAGAGATAAATTTCTTTATCTCCTCAGCCTTTTGGTTTTTTACCTCATTGAACAACATTAGCTTACTACTTTTTGAGTTCCCTTCCCCTGGTCAAGGGTTGTTAAAATCGTATTCCTGAACCTGAGCTCCACATCCTTTACCCCGTTAAATGAAAGCATAGTCTCGAGAGGATCCAAAACATTCTGCCGGTCGAGCCACGCCAGGGCTACATTGATCAGAAATGATTCCCGGATATCCGACCCGCCGGTCTTCCCTGCATACGGACCCGCGCCCGGGAGTCCTGCTCCCATGGTAGTCGGGTTAACTCCTATCGAAAACAGGATGTTTGAATCCGCAACCGCCGATTCTATCATCTGCTGATCGCTCTTGTACTTATTATCGAGCGGCTCGATGATCCATTGCTCTTCGGGCTTTCCCTGGTTATTCAGTTCGAACATGGTAAAGATTGCCTTACGGGCGCCCTCGGTGCCGGTAAGATTCTGCTCTATCGTATCCATATCCGCCTGGATGAGTGCCTCTCTTGCCTTTTTATCCCTGTATTCATTGGTTGGATATTTTTTCTCCCAATACGCGTATGGAATTTTAACATGCCACAGCCAGGTGATCTGGTTGATATAAACCTTTTTCAGGAACTCAGGTACCTTGGCTGATATTTCAAACCATCCGGCATTATAAGCGGTCAGCCAGTCAGGGGTCGGGTAATAATCATTGTTCGAAAAGTAATTCCCGATCGGGTAAACGAAATTCTTGCCCGCTATCTTCCTTCCCAGCCTCATTCGCTCAAGGTCGGCATCCGGGTCATAGCTATCCAGCACTGTTAATTTCCTGAATTCATTTTCTGAAGGAGTTGATGAAGAAAGCCCGGATGGATCGGTAAATTTTTCCGATACAACCATAGTATCTATGGCGCCGTTTTTTGCTTCTGCAAACCGGCAGTGGCGGGCATTGATCACATTGATCCCGGCAATCTTTGATCCGTCTTCGTTAAAGATCAGCTCCGGGAAAGCCATACCGTACTTCAGAACATCCCTGAAAGCATTCTGCAGGTAGCGCCGCACCATCCGGCTCCGGATAAAATTCACGATCCCCGTTTCCCTGATCACCTCGATCGTTTCGTTTCCCTGGTCATCAAAGCCGGTTATCTTACATGGGAAAATACCCTGACCCATGAAGAGCTGAAGCTTGTACTTCAATCCCGACCATGCCACCGGCGCCTTGCCCAGGGTTGTATCAACAGTAATGGGAAAATCATTATTTGATCCCCAGTTGATTGCCCGGATATCGCCCGGAAGTGTCACATAATTATCCGATTGCTGAACCGGGCTGGATGTTTTTACCAGTCCGTTTTTCGGTCCTCCGGTCGTGGTCATCAGGTATGATCTGCCGAAGCCGATCAGCGGATTCCCGTCTTTATCAAATAGTACTTCAGGCATCAGATTGAAACTTTAAACCCATTGTATTCGGTGATCTTGAAAATATGAACCGGCGTCGGGTGACCTATCCACCCACCTTCTTTATCAACAGCAACCACTCCGCGCATCATTTTTGAATAGGAATTGAACCGTAGTCCGGTTTTTATAGCCCTCAGGACATAAACCAGCTCCCCGTCCTTTTTAACATAGCTGATTGAAAAGGTTTTGATTTTGCCGTCCGGATTACTTTTCACCTCCATATCAGCCAGAACCACCTGAAGCTTGATCGTATCCATGGACACAAACATACTTCAGGGCACTTATTCAAAAAAGGACACCATTTTTTAGCTGGCTGCCGGCAGGTAGTAATAAAAAAACCGGCGGTTGAGCCGGTTTTTATCAAGCGTCATTGCGATCCCGCTTCTTCGGCGGGAAACGCAATCTGCTTTTCCTTCAGCATCCATTTATACTCACAATTAACAATCGTATAATCAAAGCCGGCGGCTTGTAATGCCTCGAAGAGTTCAGTAATGGTAATATCCCCCTCCGGGTAAAACTCATCCATAATGCCTTTGATTTCCTGGGTAGTCATCAGCTCATCGGCGTCCGGTAAGCTCGGCGCGGGTTCATAATGCTCCTTGAATTTTTGAAGCATTCTACTGGTGATCGGATTCATTTTGTCTCCTAGAATCCCTCACCGTAGGACTCGTATGGCTTAGTGAAGCCACCGGACGCTTTCGCACTACGCCGATCCGTATGAGGGAGTATAAGGTTAGACATATTCACTAATTTTTACGATGAAGCAAAGATAAAAATTATAAATTAAAAATCAATCAATGTAATTATTATCTCCGCAATTTGGACAGCGATAATACCCCTTTGGCTGATTTATCTGAATTTCGTAAGCTTTCGAACATGCTAAACATTTATGTTCTTTTGTAACGCCCTCTTTTTTTGCAAAAGCAACTATAAATTCCTGGCTTCTTAAAATTGATTTTTTAATTTTTGCAACATTCCATGCCATTACAATAAAAATTATGACCAGGATAAGCGTAATAATCGCATTGATCAAGCTTATAATAGTACTAATTTCTTCCATAAAAAATAAATTTAAAGGTTAGGTTGGTAAAGGTAATAAAAAAACCCTGCCCGATTTCCAGGTAGGGTTACAAACTTAAAATTCAAAAAGACGGGCTTTAACCCATCAGTCTTTATAAGGATCCTTTTTTGTCATTTGTCTGAACATGTGACCAGGATCGAGATGGCGGCCTTCTTTTTCAGCAAAGAAAATATAAAGGTCGAGCGCGTGAATAATCGAAAGCAACGAATCAATCGTATAATTTTCCGATCCGTCGAAAACAGCTTTGATTTGTTTTCCCTGTAGTCCGGTAGTTTTCTCAAGCTGATAAAGCGTAAGCTTTAATTCATCAGCTTTATTTTTAAGAAATTGTCCTAGAGCCTCCCTGGCTGTTTCCGTTACTCGTTTATTTATTCCCATGACTTTGAAAATTCTTTGTCTTTAAAGGCTCCGACTTTATATTGCTGGAGCTTACCAATGGCATTGATTGTTGAGTAAGAAGCTCCATTATGATTAATTTTGTTTACTGCCAAATCCATCCCAGAAACAGAACAACCATAACAATACCTTTAATTAATTGCTGTCTTTTAAATCTGAGTTAGATTTTTGGTAAAGTAAAACTCAGTTACATCTTCAATATAGAGATGATCTGGATGAATATGGATTGAATCTAATTTCTTTCCACGTTTTACAATATAATTTAAAACTTTATAAAAAGATATTTTATTAAATCCGATTTGAACGCCTCCTGTATATCCTTTTGATGGTTCGTTGGATTGAAAATATGATTTTAACTTTGCTGAATGCAAAGTTTTGCAAATATAGGTAGTTTTGTTTTCGTTGATTAGAATGTTTTTTATCCTAACCAATCTTTTTAAATCGCATCCATTATCTTGTTCGGCGATCATGAAAACTATTTCTAAAATACCAGGATTTATTTTTGAAGTAAAGTCTACTTCAAAAAAAGCCTTATCGCCATTTTTTATTATTTCTGTGTTCATCTTTTAAATTTTTAAAGTTTGTGAAACAAAATTAGGTTATTTATATAACCGCACAAAATTATTTTTAATATTTATTTTGTTAAAATGTAAAATATTTATCCTAATAAAATACAGTTTGGCACAAAAAAATCCGTAATGATTTAGTCAAATAAAGCCCGATAGAGTGCTGGCGACGACAGTAGTTGTTTTTTGGCAAAAAAATATCCCGCTTACTTTAATTCTATCTTATATTATTCTATATCAATGTAAAACAAACGGTTATGATTTTTTTTAAAAATCATAATCCGTTTAAGTGTCAACCTAT